CAGGCAGTAGGACTTGTTTGGTGGGTGTCTCAGCAATCCGCTGCTATTGAAAGAATGAAAGAGGATCTGGTTGTCTTAACATCCAGAGCCACTCTTGAAGACAATGTAAATTTAAAGAGAGAAGTATACGATCACGGCAGAGACATCGAAGCTATTTTAGAAAGTATGGAGGATCATAAAAATATAGGTAACCTTATCGCCGCACTTTCTTCTCGTATAGCTGTTAATGAAGCTAAGATCGACGATCTAAAGCAGGAAAAATCCGGGCGGTAATAGTGCCACTAAAGAAACCTCAGAAAAGTCTTAAGGCTTGGTCAGCACAGAAATGGCGTACCAAATCCGGCAAACCTTCTGGCAAGACCGGGGAACGGTATCTACCGGAGAAAGCTATTAAAGCCCTATCTCCTGCTGAATATGCTGCCACGACTAAAGCTAAACGGGCTGGTACGAAAGCAGGCAAGCAACACGTAAAGCAACCGGATAAGATTGCTAAAAAGGTTAGGAAGTATCGTGCCTCTTAAGAAGGGTAAGTCTAAGAAGACTATCTCAAAGAATATCAGCACCCTTGTTAAAGAGGGTAAGCCTCAGAAGCAAGCAGTTGCTATTGCTTATAGTCAAGCCGGTAAGGCTAAGAAAAGGAAGAAATAGTTATGGCCTCTCGCAGTGAAGCACGCGCACAACAAAAAACCTCTGCTGCCAACAAAAATACTTCTCGACCTGAAACAGCTACTAGAGATGAACTTAATAAACGTATTTTGTCTTTACAAGTTCAGTTAGAAAAAGCAAATGAGCGGGCGAAGTCCGACAACCCTCTTACCAGCGGCATAGCAGAAGCAACGGCTAATCGTCTGACAAACGATATTATGAGACTTCAGGGCCGTCTTGACGCTATGGGCAAGTCAACCCGTGCCCCAAAGCGTCCCCCGCCACTAACTGACTCTGGCTTTGTAAATCCAGCCCCCGGTTCAAACCTAACAGACCTAGGCCCCGCCCGTTCTAAGCCTCCGGTTCCTAGGAGTCGTCCATCAACTGTAGACACTCAATCCAAGAAGCCGATTGCCAAACGTATCATGGAGGCACTAGGTGACAATCGTACTATGGAACAGGCCACCAAAGATCGTGAGATGACCAAGGAAATGGAACGCGAGACTATGGGTCGTAAGAAAGGTGGCATGGCTAAGAAAAAGAAAGCCCCGGTTAAAAAGGCTTACGGCGGTATGGTCAAGAAGAAGCAGGGCGGGTCAGCTAACAAGGTCAATATGAAGGCTGGCTTTACCCGACGCGGTTGTTCAAAGGGTTAATGATGACTGAGCAGCAAGAGAAATTCCTAAACGCACTATTCGGTGAGGCTCAGGGTAATTTCCGTGAAGCTATGAGTATTGCTGGATACGCGTCTACAGAATACCCGGCTCGTCTGATTCGTCAGATGAAGAATGAGATCATCGAGCGTGCCGAGTATATGCTTGCTGCTAATGCCCCCAAGGCAGTTCTGTCTATGGCTGGTATCCTAGACGATCCTAGTGCTCTCGGTAACCGGGATCGTCTAGCCGCCGCTAAGGAGATCCTAGACCGGGCCGGTCTGGTTAAGACAGAGAAGATCGAACACAAGACAACCGGTGCTTCGATTATTCTTTTGCCTCCACTAGAGGATATTGATGGCTCATCCGAAGATACCTCATCTGAAGACTGAGAAATATAAAGCCATAGGGAAACGCCCCTATGGTTTTGATAGTTATCGGGATAAAGAAGGTCAGGCTTGGTTTGTCCCTCACAAAGAGACTATAGAGTTTCTTGCTGAGGCTATCGAACATATTAGGTCTGGTAGATCTGTACGTACAGTAGCAGCATGGTTAGAGGATAAGACTAAACGTAAGCTATCTGCTACTCGTCTACATAAACTGGCCTGGACCGAGGAAGAACTAGCCGAGCGTAGGAAAGATCGTCGAAAGAAGCTAACCCCTAAACAGCGGAAGATCGAGGATCTTAAGAATACGGAGAAGCAAACCCGTATCAAGGCTGAACAGGCCAAGCGTAGGCTAGAACGGGCAAGGACTGGGTCAGGTATTCAGACCGGATCAGAACCGGAAAGTTTTTCTGACGCTGGTCAACCTCTGGAAAGAGATGTAGCATTCCGACCTAACCCCGGCCCACAGACTGACTTCTTAGCTGCCAATGAGCGTGAAGTATTCTATGGCGGTGCTAGGGGTGGTGGTAAGACATATAGTCTTTTGATCGCTCCTTTACGGTTTGTAGATAAGTCAACATCTCGTGCTCTACTGATTCGTAGGTCTATGCCTGAACTACGGGATGTGATTTTCCAGACTCAACAGTTATACCCTAAAGCTGTTCCCGGTGCTAAGTTCAAGACTCAGGAGAATACTTGGCACTTTCCAGGTGGCGCACGTATTGAATTTGGGTATTGCGAAAACCTACAAGATGTGCTACGATACCAGGGTCAATCATACTCATGGATCGGGGTTGACGAGTTACCTCAGTATGACTCGCCGGATGTTTGGCACTTCTTAAGATCCTCTCTCCGGTCTGCTGATCCAAGTATTCCGTTACATATGCGAGCTTGTGTAGACGAGGGTGAGGTTCTTACAGTAGACGGCTGGAAAGATATTAAGGATGTACGGTTTGGTGAAACTGTATATAGTATGGATCTAGAGACAGGCGAACTAATTACCAAACCTGTTACAGGTAGTTATGTATATGATATTGACGAACCGCTAGTGCGTATCTTCAAAAAAGGTTTCTATGCTTCGATGACTAAAGATCATCGTATTGCATATAGAAGGCATAACGTAGAAGATAAAATTGAAATATCCCGATGGAACGAGTACAAGGGAAAAAGTATCAATCTTATTCGGGCTAGTAACGGTTACAATGCACCAGGGTTTACTAAACCAGATTTCTGGGAAGGTTCTGTAGAAGACTACTGTGAATTTCTAGGATTATTTATTGCTGAGGGTTGCACAACTACACGTAATCGTGTTATCATTACACAAAGTAAAGAACAGAATCACGACTTTGTTCGTCGTGTTATGGGGTCCAGCGGCTTAAAAGTTTATTATAGTTGTGGGGATTTTACAATCTCTGATACTGCACTACGAGAACACCTCCTACCTTTAGGCAAAGCACACCAAAAACATTTTCCTAGAGAGTTCTTGAAGACAGCCACTAAGCAACAACTAGAATTAGCCTTTAAGGCATATGCACTTGGTGATGGTCACTGGCAGTCTGAAAATTCTGTGGAGTGTTATACTACCAGCGAACAACTTCGTGACGACCTACAGGAAATTGCCTTTAAGATCGGTGCTAGAACACATACTCGTAAGAGGGTTTACCCTGATCCAAACCAGCGTGATTCGTGGACTGTCGCTTTTGTATTCAACAAGAAACACACAAAAGTAGATAGAAACCCTAACAAGCGTAACGATGTTGTAGAGGTAGACTACAAAGGTAAGGTATATTGTATCTCTGTTCAAGATACTGAAAACTTTATCTTACGCCAGAAAGGTGTTGTCTATCTGTCTGGAAATACAGGAAATCCGGGCAACAGAGGTAGCCGCTGGGTTAAAGAATTGTTTATCGAACCGTGTAAACCAAATACCCGGTTCTCGGAAAAGGTCGAATACGAATTAGAAGGTAGAACACTTTCTACCGAGATCACCAGAAAGTTTATCCCTGCTTCGGTCTGGGATAACCCTTATCTCACTCAAGATTCCAGCTATATCGCAATGCTGGCATCCCTACCGGAAGTCAAGCGTAAGCAGTTTCTCTACGGTGACTGGGATGTAGTAGAAGACGGAGCCTTTTCAGAGTTCAATAGATCCACCCATGTTGTTGAACCGTTTGAAGTACCTAATGGTTGGACTAGGATTCGTGCAGCAGACTTTGGGTTTTCTTCACCTTCGGCTATTCTATGGGGTGCGGTAGACTACGATAATAATATCTGGATCTATCGTGAGTTATATGTCAGCAAGGTAACCGCAGACCAGTTAGGTCGCATGATTCGTGAAGTAGAGTCTGGCGACGGCAAGATCTACGATGCAGTTCTAGATAGTAGCTGTTGGGCTAGACGAGGTGATCGAGGTCCTTCTATCGCTGAAATGCTAAATGCCGAAGGGTGCAGGTTTAGACCATCGGACCGTTCACCGGGTTCCCGTATCAGTGGTAAGATCGAAATTCATAAGCGGCTTATGGTTGATGAGGATACTGAGGAACCAAGGCTAAGGATCTTTGAAAACTGCCCTAACCTTATACGCCAGTTAAATTCTCTACCGTTGGATAAGAACAACCCGGAAGACGTAGATACTAAAGCAGAAGACCATGCTTATGATGCTCTAAGGTATATGGTTTCTTCAAGACCCACAAACATTCGGACCGCTTTCGAAAATACTCCGAAGTCTACTTGGCGACCGAGTGATAACCGGTTTGGTTATTAAAAGAGGTATATATGGCTGAATACGACAATGACAAGATTAACGTCCTTGATGACGATAGGGACGAGGAAGCTCGCGGCCAATATACCAATATGGTCAGCTATGTCGAGGATCGGTTTGAACGGGCTAAAGATGCTCGCTACTTTGATGAGTCTCGTTGGCTACAGTCTTACAGAAACTACAGAGGTATCTACGGTCCTGACGTACAGTTTACCGAAACTGAGAAGTCTCGTGTATTTATCAAGGTAACCAAGACCAAGGTACTTGCCGCGTATGGTCAGCTTATCGACGTGCTGTTCAGCCAGAATAGATTCCCCATCGGTATTGACCGTACTACGCTACCTGAAGGAATTGCTGATACTGCTCACTTCGATCCTAAAGAGAAGCAGGATGCGGAGGTTGTCCAGCAATTTGAAGATCGTTACGGGTTCCCAGGTGACGGTAAGGATCTAAAACCGGGTGCTACTTCGGTTGATTTGAAAGAAAACTTAGGGGCTTTAAGAGATGACCTTAAGGACATCGAAGGTCTTAAGGAAGGTCCAGGTGTCACCCCGTCATCGATTACATTCCATCCGGCAGATGTAGCTGCTAAGAAGATGGAAAAGAAGATCAAGGATCAGCTAGAGGAATCCGCTGCCACCAGACATCTTCGGTTTAGCTGTTTCGAGTGTGTCACCTTTGGCACCGGTATTATGAAAGGTCCGTTTGCTTTTGATAAAGAATATCCTAACTGGGATGAAGATGGTACGTACAACCCTATTATCAAGACTGTCCCCCAAGTTGAATACACCTCTATCTGGAATTTTTACCCGGACCCGGATGCGTACAGCATGTACGACTGCGACTATGTGGTCGAGCGCCATAGACTAACCAGATCTCAACTACGTAACCTAAAGAACCGCCCATACTTCCGCAAGTCCGCTATCGAGGCTGCTATTAAGGACGGTCCTAACTACGTTCGTGAGTGGTGGGAAAACGATATTGACGATAGCCAAGGGTCAGATGGTGGGTCTGCTTATGCTGGTTCTGACATTGAGCGGTATGAAGTTCTAGAGTTCTGGGGTACTGTAGATGCCCAGATCGCTAAAGATAATAACCTAGAACTACCAGATGAGTACGCAGATGATGACGAAGTACAGGTCAACTGTTGGGTATGTAACGGTGAGGTACTTCGCCTAGTTATCAATCCGTTTACCCCTAAACGTATCCCGTACTTTGCTACACCGTATGAGGTTAATCCTTATTCATTCTTTGGTGTCGGTCTAGCAGAGAACATGGACGACACTCAAACTCTTATGAACGGGTTTATGCGTCTGGCAGTCGATAACGCGGTACTATCCGGTAACCTGCTTATCGAGGTGGACGAGTCGAACCTGACACCTGGACAGGATCTAACTGTGTATCCTGGTAAGGTATTCCGTCGTCAGGGTGGCGCACCGGGTCAGGCCATCTTCGGTACTAAGTTCCCTAACGTGTCCAGCGAAAACATGATGCTCTTTGATAAGGCTCGTGTACTTGCTGACGAATCTTCTGGCCTACCATCTTTCTCATATGGTCAGACCGGTGTAAGTGGTACAGGTCGAACAGCGGCTGGTATCTCTATGCTTATGGGTGCGGCATCCGGTTCGATCCGTACAGTTATTAAGAACTTTGATGATTATCTGCTTCGTCCTTTGGGTGAGGCAATGTTTGCATTTAATATGCAGTTCGACTTCGACCCTGAGATCAAGGGTGACCTAGAGGTTCGCGCTCGTGGTACTGAATCGTTCATGCAGAATGAGGTACGGTCACAGCGTCTTATCAGCTTCCTACAGATTGCCAGTAACCCTGTACTTGCTCCGTTTGCCAAGTTCCCTTACATCATGCGCGAGATTGCTGCTACGATGGATCTTGACGTGGACAAGGTTGCTAACAGCCCAGAGGAAGCCTTCCGTCAGGCTGAACTACTTAAGCAGATGCAGCAACGTATGCAAGCTGATCAACCTGAAGCGGCTGTCGGCCAGGATGCTATGGGTACAGGTGGGGGTAATATCGGTGTGGGTCAAGCTCCTGTT